AAATAAAATGGATATTGGAGCTGATGGAAGTGGGCAGCACACTCTACTTGCAGATGACTCTGCAACAGTTAAAGTGACACTGCTCAAGACATCCCCCTTCAATGCCGTTTTACAGGCTGCTTACGATCTTCAAAGTTCTACATCTGCTCTTTGGGGCCAGAATATCGGCACTGTAGTAGATACTGCGAGAGGTGACACCACAGTGCTTCAGGTAGGTGCTTTTCATCATAAGCCGAAACTCGTTTACAAGAAGAGCGCGGAGTTTATGGAGTGGAATTTTGACTTTGTTAAACACACGACTGTATTAGGTGCTGGTCAATAAAGGGTGCCCTAGAGCCAGTTACAGCTGAATACCAGTGATATAGCTCTAGGGCCATACTGAAAAGGAACGAACGAAAATGAACGAACGAGATTTTAAAATCGGAGCTAGGGAATTCAAGCTCATGAAAATCGATCCCTTTAAACAGTTTCATATTGTAAGAAGGCTCGGACCTATCATGGGTGACATTTTTCCTTTAGCTCAAAAGTTGATGAAGCTTCAAAAAGAGAACATGACCGAGACTGAAACTTTTGAGGCTATAGCTATGCTTGCTCAGCCTATTATGAGTGGATTAGCGAAATTGTCTGATGAAGATGCTACCTTCGTACTCTTGGGACTGTGCTCTGCTGTAGAGATGAAACAGATGCCTACAGGAAACTGGGCTAAGCTTGTTCATGATAAAGCAGGTCTCATGTTTCAGGATCTCGAACTTCCCGAACTCTTGCAAATTGCAGGGAGGGCATTCCAGTTTAATCTGGCAGGTTTTTTCAATTTAAGTCGCCAGACTTCACACGGGGTAGCATAGAGACTTCTCGCCCTGTGGATTGGGTAGCCATGGCAGACGGTGAAGATTGGTTAATGAGACCTGTAGTGGAAGGAATGTGCTCGTATGAAAGTTTGAAAGAGGCGAGAGTTGACCTAGAAGATATCGCTAGAATGAATGCAGCTTTAGACGTAAGAGACGAAAATACAGCGAGAGCTAGAAAGGCAAACGAAGATGACAGGTGAAGTGATTAAAGAATTTCTAGTGGGACTTGGTTTTGGTGTCGATGATGCCAGTCTTGCTAAATTCAATAAATCAATCGCATCAGCTGCTTTCCGTGTCACCGCTCTTTACGCTGCAATCAAAGTAGCGGCTGCTGGCATATTCTTTAGTATCTCAAAGATCTCTGAAGGCTTTGAACAGATGGGTTATGAATATCGAATTATAGCCCCTGCAATCAACAAAGCTCTCATACTCAGGCAGGCTTTATTGAGCGCGTATAGAGCTGCCGGAATTGATATCGTAAAAGCTGTCCAGCAATCGGTGCTTTTCAATTACTCTTTGACTAAAACGAAATACGCCCTTGAAGCAATCTATAAATCTGTAGGGCTTAAATTCCTTCCTATTCTTACACAGCAAATGGATAAATTCAGATCCCAAATCTATGCGAACATGCCTAAGATCCAGGCGTCGCTAGAAAAAATGGTCGGATTTATCTTTAGAGCATTTGAAGCCACTGTAATTTTAGGAGAACGAGTTTGGAGTATTTTGGGACGTGTCTGGGAGTTCTTCATCAAGTTAGATGAAGCCACCAATGGATGGTCAACACGCATTGTGGGCTTCATAGCTGTTTGGAAACTTCTTAATCTTTCATTTTTAGCTACTCCTCTCGGAGCTATTCTTGGTGGCCTAGTAGCACTACTTGCATTGTTCGATGATTTTGAAACCTGGAAAGAAGGCGGTAAATCTCTTTTTGACTGGTCTTCATTCGTTCCTATCATCGACGCTGTAAAGAATGCTGTTGGTGGTGTCGTATGGGTATTTGTTAGTTTGAATAACGTCATCGTAAATTTATTCAATGCAATCGAGCGACTTTTTACAGGTGACTTATCTGGCTTCTTTAATCTACTCGCTGTAGCTGGAAACAATGTCACCGCTATTTTTAGTAATTTGTGGAAGGTTATTTCGGGGATTGGATCAGCTCTAGGTGGCCTGAATACTGTTGCAGCAAATGGATTAGTGAAACTCTTCGGGGCCGCTACAAGTGCCGGGCCTTTACTTCAAAGTATTCAACAACCCGCACCTCTAGGAAATTCTCAATCATCTGGAGTAAGCCAGAGAGTCAGTCAAGAAACAAATATTTTAGTTCAAGGTAGCGCAGATGCAACAGCAACTGGAAAAGCTGTGGCAGCTGAACAAGGAAAGGTCAATTTCGACTTAACTCGAAATTTGAAATCGGCGACACAATGAGCTTTCTCAGTTTACCTATTTCACTATTCACTATCCCACCAGTAAGATCATTCGGTGGCATCTCTGGATATGTGACACTGACTGAGAATACGACTGACACCATTACCATTACGAAACAGCCAGTTCAGCAGGGAGCAACGATTTCTGATCATGCTTTTAAAAATCCTGTTTTGTTCTCAATGCAGATGCTGTTTAGATTCAACACTTCGCAATCTCTTTCTCAGATCTATGCAAGCTTGATAGCGCTTCAAAATCAGCTCACTCCCTTTACGTGTATCACTCCTAAGCGAACCTATCGAAATATGCTTTTCGCAACATTGAGTCAAACTACCGATAAAAAAACGGAGAATTGTCTAGCCATTAGCGCTAGCTTTGAGCAAGTCATCATAGTGAATATAGGTGTGATAACCATACCCCCATCGCAATTAACGAGCCCAGCATCCAATGCAGCTACTGCATTAGCAGGTAAGAAGTCAGCTCTATTTACTATTTTTGGTGCTGGTCAGACTGCTCCAGGGGCTGCACCATGACTATTCCATCAAACTACCTCATTCCATTAGATAACTTCTCTGAGACTTTTGAGATTACCCTTGCAGGTGTGAGCTATACTCTCACCTCTCGATGGAATGATGCTAATGAAGCAGGCTGGCAACTTGATATTGCAGATTCAAATCAAAACCCAATTGCTGTTGGGATACCTCTCATTACAGGAGAAGATTGTCTTACGGGCTTAGAATATCTGGGTATCGGGGGATCGCTTTTCGTTCTCACTTCTGGAGCGAGTCCCTTTGATGTTCCAACTTTTGCAAATCTAGGTGTAGATTCAAATCTCTATTTCCAGACGAGTAATCCAAATGAGTAATACTACTGCTCAACAATTTGGAAGAAAAGCCACACTGCTCGTAAGCAATTCTGCTGGTAAGGGATTGGACCTTTCTTCTCTTCGAATTAAGTTCGCGGTGAAACGATCAGACACACCAACACCCAATGTAGGGGATTTTAGAGTCTATAATCTCAGTACCGCTACAGCCCAACTCATAAAAAAAGAATTCACTAACGTAATCTTTCAAGCTGGATATCTTCCTAATTTCGGAGTCATTCATAAAGGCAACATTAAACAAGTGATCATCGGGCGTGAAAGCGCTACAGATACATTTGTAGATATTATTTCTGGAGATGGAGATCAGGCTTATAATTTTGGAGTAGTGAATACGACACTCGCAAAGGGCTCACGGCCCACTGATCAGATCACCGCTGCAATAGTCCCAATGAACCCACTCGGTGTCAGTCAAGGATATATAAGCCAGATTCAGGTAACAAAGCTCCCACGTGGTAAAGTAATGTATGGGAATTCCAGACACTATTTAAAGAGTGTTGCGGATACGACTGGGTGTGGATGGTCTATTCAAGATGAGAAAATAAATTTCATTAAGCAATCTACTTATCTTCCAGGAACAGCTATCGTTCTTACATCCAAAACTGGACTCATCGGTCAGCCTCAGCAGACTAATGAGGGAGTGAACTGTAAATGCCTTCTTAACCCTTTTATCAAAGTGGCTGGAAGAATAAAAATCGATAATGCTTCAGTACAAGCTTTAAAAATTGATTTGACCACTCCAAATAGCCCAGCAAATATTCCAGCTCCTTTAACAGCAGATGGAGTTTATTACGTGCTGGTCTCTGAACACGTAGGAGATACTCGTGGCCAGGAATGGTATACAAATTTAGTGACGTTAAACGTGGATGTGACTTCTAATCCTCTCAATTCAGTTCAAGTAGGGTTTGGCAATGGATAGAAATCAACTCACTAATGACACCGAAGTGGCTATCCGATACGGGCTTGACGGGCGTCAAGCGGTGATGTGGACTGCTTTGCCAGCGATCGTAACAAGCGTTAGTTTTTCAGCCATGACTCTGGAATGTCAACCTACGATTCAAGGCATGGTCACTGCTTCAGATGGCTCTCAGAGTCCTGTAAA